CCATCTCCATCTCAACCGACGAACCATTCGCAGGAGAACGCGCAGCCATCGGTGAACTCAACATCGGTGACTATGTGACATGGAACGAAGAAGACCCATCAGCACTTGGTGAAGTAGAAATCGTTGTGAATACCTTAGCCGCCATTCGCATCTACGAACTAGACAACGGAATCTTCTCACCAACCGAAGATTTAGTTATCACAAACATTTTGCAACTAAAGCGCATCCCACGACCAAGCATGGTTGCTGAAAAAATTTCCGACGAAGAAGCTGAACCGCAGGAACCAGCGGACATGGCAGACGAACTAATTATGGATGACCGCGCGGTTGATTTGACTCCACCAGCGTTTATGCGTGCAGCAGCCCGCCGCGGACTGGCCCTTTACGAAGAGGGTAAGGGCGGTGACGGACTTGTTGATGCAACTATCCGTGAAGCACGCGCAATGGTTGCCGGTAATGTCACTGCCGACAAGTGGGTGCGTATTGCGGCTTGGATTGCCCGTCACATGCCAGACTTGGATGCACCAAAAAATAGCAACTCTTCAGACCCTGACTATCCGGGTCCCGGACTTGTCGCACACCTGTTGTGGGGTTCCGGTCCTAGTAAGCGTCGCGCACAACGCGCAATGGCTTACGCGGAAAGAATTGTTGCTAGGCTAGAAGCCGAAAGCGAACGAGGAAGTAACATGCTGACTAAAGAACAAAGAATTAACACTGCAAACTTTGAAGTGCGTCAATCCGGTGACGGCATGACCTTCTCAGGTTACGCAGCGGTTTGGAACAGTCCAAGCGAACCTCTACCTTTCATTGAGCGAATCCAGTCAGGTGCTTTCCGTAAGACTTTGCAAAGCCGCAATGAAATTAAACTTTTGTGGAACCACGACTCGTCACAGATTCTTGGCTCACTCCGCGCAGGTACTTTGCGTTTGACTGAAGACGCTTACGGTTTGAAGGTTGAAGCTGATTTGCCTGACACCCAGCTCGGGCGTGACACTGCAACGCTTCTACGCCGTGGCGATGTTAATGCAATGTCGTTTGGTTTCTCAGTTCCTAAGGGTGGCGACACTTGGAACAGCGACGGCACAGAGCGCACTCTAAAGTCTGTCCGCTTGTTCGAAGTGTCAATCGTGGGCAGCCCGGCGTACACCGCTACTGCTGGCACCGCAACCGTTCGCTCATTTGACAAATTGGCTTTGCGTTCTCAGGTAGATGAGGATACTCTAAGTGATGTCATGTTGAAGCTAGAGGAAGGTCAAGATTTGACTCCGGAAGAAGCGGCCATCATTTCTGAGGCTGTAAATGCTCTAACACCTAAGGCTGAAGAGCCAGTTGTTGAACCTGAAGTTACCGTCGAGGAACTTGAGGCTAACCTGCTAGAGTTGAAGCGTAAGCAGCTTGAGCTAATTAAGAAGAAGGTTTTGTAATGGCTACTAAAGAACAAATCAAGAAGGCAATCCTAGATGTTGCAGGAAACCCTGAGTCTGGTGTTGTTGCTGAATTTGCTGACGCTTGGGCTGACGCAATCGTTGAAATTGACTCGCCTCGTGCAGCTGCACCGGCTAAAGAAGTTAGAGTTGTCAACGCAGTAGAAACTCGCTAGTATAAGTCTTACCCTTCCGGCAGGTTGTGTTCCCGCATCCTTCGTATCCCTGCCGGGAGGGTTTTTCCTTACCGTCATGGTATTTATGTACAAATGTCTTGTAGGATTGTTACAACAGTTGAGTGTTAGCACCGCTGGGTTTGTCTGCGTCAGCGCGGCAAGTTTCTATCAACCTTTATTTAGGAGACAACATGTCTGATTTCATCAAAGTTCAGGCTGAAGCTCGTGCAAAGGCTTGGGAGCAGGCAAAGGCCCTTTTGGACCACGCAGCCGCCGAGTCACGCGACCTTTCAGCAGCAGAAGCTGAGCAGTTTGACCGCATCAACGCGGACATTGACCAGCGTTCAGCACTAATCGAGTCTGTTCGTGCAGCAGAAGAGCGTGAAGCTCGTGCAGCAGAAGCAGCAAAGGGTTTCGAAGTTCGCAACGAAGTTCGTGGCGACGAGGACATCCTTCGTTCAATCGCAATGGGTGAGACTCGCTCACACACATTCGAAAAGCGTACCCTTGTACCATCTGACAACACTGTTCCAAAGTCATTCTATGACGAGGTCTTTGCTGTTGCTCGCCTAGTTGGTCCAATGCTAGATGTGTCACAGGTTATCAACACCACTTCAGGTGAGAACCTAACCATCCCGACTCTAACCGCATACTCAACCGCAACCATCAAGGCTGCGTCTTCAGCTATTGCAGAGTCTGACCCAACCTACTCAAGCATCACTCTTGGGGCTTACAAGTACTCATTCCTAGTTCCAGTAGCGAACGAACTTCTAACAGATGCAGGTTTCAACCTACAGGCATCTCTTGCTGAAGAAATCGGTAACGCAATCGGTTACGCAGTTAACGCTGGCCTAACCACTGGTACCGGAACTGTACAGCCTACTGGTGTTGTAACTGCTGCTGGCTCAGGTATCACTGGTGGAACTGGTGTATCAGGTGCTTTCACAGCTGACAACCTAATCGACCTACAGTACTCACTAGATGGTGCTGCTCGTCGTCTACCGGGTGTTGCTTACATGGCTGCTGGTTCATCAATCGGCGCGATGCGCAAGTTGAAGGACACCGCAGGCAACTACCTATACACCGTTAATGTTGGTCAGCCTGACAACTTCGCTGGTTACGCAGTAGTGGAGAACCCAGCAATGGCTGCGGCTGCTACCTCTGCAAAGAGCGTCGTGTTCGGACACTTGCCTTCATACAAGGCTCGTGTTGCTGGCGGTCTACAGATTGCTCAGTCAAGCGACTACGGTTTCAACACTGACACCACTTGGTACCGCGCGACACTTCGTGTTGACGGTAACTTGACCCACGCTGGTCACATCAAGTACTTCGCGGGTGCAGCTAGCTAATCCCCCGAAATAGACGGAACCCCCGGTGCTTGCAGGTTTGCACCGGGGGTTCTTTTTACTCTAGTATGTGAGTATGAAACCTGCAAAGAAAATTGACGCTATTGTAAGCGTTTGGTCTAACTCACCGAATCAACCTACCGGGTACGGTCAACAGGCCGGGTATTTGGTTGACCGCCTGAAGCGTGATGGTGCAGAAGTTGCTGCCTTGTCTAACTATGGGCTTGAGGGCAATAACACAACTTATGAAACACCTTACGGCCCAGTCCCACACTATGCTCGTGGCTTCGATGGCTATTCACAAGATGTTCTTCCAATTCACCACCAGCACTGGAAGTCAAAGCATAAGGGCAAAAACTTAAAAGATTTCATTATCACTCTTTATGATGTTTGGGTGCTAAGGAATCCAGCACTTGATGACATCAAGATTGCTTCGTGGACTCCAATGGACCACACGACTATCCCCCCTAGGGTTGCCGCATGGATTAAAAAAGACAATGTTGTCCCGATTGCTATGGCTCCTAATGGTGTGCGTTTGATGGAGCAGGCTGGTATTGAGTGCGAGTATGTGCCGCATGGTATTGATACGAGTGTTTATAAGCCAACTGATGTGGTTGGTGGGCAGCCTGTGCGTGAGTTTATGGGTTTGACTGATGACCAGTTCCTTGTGGGTATGGTTGGGGCTAATAAGGCTAATGGTTCGATTCACCGTAAAGCTTATGGTGAGAACTTTTTAGCTTTTGCTTTGTTTGTGAAACAGCACCCTGATGCGGTGTTGTATGTTCATGCTGACCCTAGTGCTGCTTTGGGTGGGTTTAATTTGATGGATTTGGCTACTTATTGTGGTATTCCAAAAGATAACCTTATTTTCCCTAATCAGATTGACCTTAGGTATGGATTTGAGCAGGCTGACATGGCAGCGTTTTACTCGGCTATGGATGTTTTGTTGGCTCCGTCTTATGGTGAGGGTTTTGGTATTCCTACTGTTGAGGCGCAGGCTTGTGGTACTCGTGTGATTGGTTCTAATTGGGCTGCTACACCTGATTTAGTTTCTGAGGATTGTTGGTTGGTGGATGGTCAACCGTTCTGGGATGAGGCTCAGAAGTCTTGGTTTACTATCCCTAGTGTTCCGAGTATCGTAAAGGCTCTTGAGTCCGCGTATGAGGCTCCTAGGGGCGTTTCTGAGGCTTCTGTGGAGTTCGCTAAACAGTTCGATGTTGAAACTGTTTGGGAGAAGCACTGGTTGCCTGTTCTACAGAAACTATCAAAGTGATACCAGTTTTAGGTTTTTGCACGCTAAAACGCTTCGATTTGGCAGACAGGCTCCTTGCCAGCATCGATTATCCGGTAGAACACCTTGTAATTATCGATAATTCTGGTTTACAGACTTGGAATCCAGTTGTTCCGCAGTTTGTGAAGAACATGTGGCTCATTCGAGTGCCTTTTGGCCTTGGTTTAGTCGGTGCATGGAACCTAATCATCAAATCAACGCCTTACGCGCCGTCTTGGTTGCTTGTAAACGACGATGCGTGGTTTGAACCGGGTGCTTTGGAGGTTATTGCCAAAGAAACCGATACAAAAGCAATAAATTTTGTACAAATCGGCACAAAATGGTCTTGCGTAGTGTTTGGTGAGGGCATGATTGAAAAAGTCGGATTATACGACGAGAACTTCTATCCTTTATACTTTGATGACAACGACTTGGAACGCCGGATAGACTTCCATGAAGTTCCCAAGAACTTTATTAAGGCAGTGGTGCATCATGAGAACAGTTCTACACTCAATAGTGGCTTTAAAGAACAGAATAACCGAACTTATTTGGCCAACCAAGAACGATTTACTAGCAAAGGCGTTTCTGGTGACATGTCAGCCGGAGAGTGGAGTTTGCGAGTGCGAAGGGACAACCGATGGGACTAATTGTTTACACGGGCGGAACTTTCGACCTGTTTCATGCCAATCATGTGAGGTTTCTGAGGCGGTGTGCCGAGCTTGGCTCTGTGACTGTTTCTCTGAATACCGACGAATTTATTCAGGCTTATAAAGGGAGGCCACCTGTTGTTCCTTATGAGGAGCGTGCAGCTGTGCTTTTGGGCTGCCGCTATGTATCTGCTGTTGTCCCTAACATGGGGGGTGCTGACTCTCGTACTGCTATTGAGCTGGTCAAACCTAACCTGATTGTTGTTGGCTCTGATTGGGCTAGACGCGACTATTATGCACAGATGGGTTTCGACCAAGACTGGTTGGATGAGCGCGGCATTGGCATGTGTTATGTGCCTTACGGAAAAGGCGTTTCTAGCACGCAAATCAAAGAGCGTATGCGTTTCGCGCTAAAATAGAAGTAACCTAGGAGACAAATGGCTATTACTAACGGATACATTACGCTGAATGAGCTTAAAGCTGCTTTGCGTATCCCAACCGCTGACACTGTTGACGATTCACTGCTTGAAAAGGCTGTCAACTCGGCTTCACGACTTATTGACGGTTACGCAAACCGTTACTTCTACAACGGTGGCACAGCAACTCGTGTTTTTGCCCCACAGGACAGTTTCGTTGTCGAGATTGACGACTTGCAGTCTCTGACAACTTTGGTGACTTCTTCTGAGGGCATAACCTACGACACAACTTGGGCTGCTGACGATTACCAGTTGGAGCCGCTGAATGGCCTCGTAGACGGCCTCACAACCCCGTACACACGACTTCGTGCTGTGGGTGACTACACTTTCCTTGAGATGGGCGGCGAGGCCACAGTGCGCATCACAGGCGTTTGGGGTTATGCTTCAGTTCCTGACGCAATCTCACAAGCATGTGTAATCCAAGCTGAACGCATCTTCAAACGACTTGACTCACCACTTGGTGTCGCTGGTTTCGGTGACATGGGTGTGGTTCGTGTAACTTCACGACTAGATTCCGATGTTGCCCAGTTGGTTGAACCGTACCGAAAGATTCGATTCGCATAATGGCATCTATTGGTGAACTTCGTGATGGCATAGCAACAAACCTTGCCACAATAACAGGTCTGCGCACCTCTGACACAATGCCAGACAACCCGTCACCACCAATCGCGGTAGTGTCCCTGTCAAGCGTCGAATACGACCAGACTTTCCAACGCGGCATGACTTTGTACACATTTGATGTCACAGTTATTGTTTCCCGCGCAGATGCTCGCAATGCTCAAAACTATCTTGACACTTATTGTTCCTCCACAGGGGCTAATTCTGTCAAACTTGCGATAGAATCAGATAAGACACTCAATGGCAAAGCCTTTGACCTGAGGGTGACTCAGTTAAGCAGCTATGGCTCTTTAACTGTCAACGACACAACATATTTAGCAGCTGAATTTAGTATCAGTTGCTATGCAAGCTAGGAGAAAACTGTGGCGAAATTTGTAGCTACCGATGTGACTGTAACCCTAAACGGTACAGCAATCTCATCAAACCTTAACTCAGTGGAACTAAACATTTCATCTGACGAAATCGACACCACCACTTTTGGTACCTCAGGTTGGAAGACCGTTGTAGGTGGCCTAAAGTCAGGTACCCTTCGTCTTGACTTCATGCAAGACTTTGGTGCTGGCGGTATCGACGCACTATTGTTCCCTCTACTTAACACTGTTGGTACAGTAGTTATCAAGCCAACCTCAAGCACTGTATCGGCCACAAACCCTACATACACTGCTTCTGTTTTGGTTAACAACTATGTACCATTCAGTTCCAGTGTGGGCGACCTCGCAAGTTTTTCGGTGACTCTACCAACAACAGGCGAAATCACCCGCGCAACTGCATAATCAAACTAAGGAATAACTAATGAAAATAAACCTGCGAGTCACCTACAACAGTGGCTCTTCTGAAGAAGTTGTTTGCTCAGCGATTGATTTGGTGAAGTTCGAATCAAAGTTCGATTTATCAGTTACTCGTCTTGAAAAAGAGATGAAGCTGACTCACCTGCTATTTCTGGCTCACGCAAGCCTTTTCCGTCAAGGTAAGACAAAAGCTGACTTTGATGGTTGGATGGAAACCGTTTCATCGATAGATGCTTCGGGTACTGACCCAAAATAAAGGGCCTCGGCGAATCTTCAACACATTGGTATATCGCTTCCCTAGCTTGTGAAACTGGTATCGCTCCAAGCGTTCTGATGCAGGAATCTGACAGGATGATTTGGACAATGATGCGTTACTTAGTGTGGAAAGCCGAGAAACAGTCTGAACCAAAATAGAGGAAGGCACCCCTTCGGGGGTGCTTTTCTTTTTCCCGGTAGAATTGCTTTATGAGTCCTCTTGTTCCGGTTCGTGTTGACCCTAAGTTGTCTATGCAGTTTACGGATTACCGTGGACTGATTAATGACTTAAAAATGATTGAGCCGACTGCTGTTGGTCAGTTGAAAAAAGACTACAAAATAATTTCTAGGGACATGGCTAAGGAAGTTAGGCGTGCTATTCCTAAGACTTATCCGTTAGGTCCGCGTAAGAACCCTAAACTTGGTGGTAAAACATCTGGTTTTGACCACGCAGGTCGTACAGCATGGGGCAAGCAACCCAGCATGAATATGTCTGCTGGTACAAAAACTTACCCATCTAATTCAGTTTTTATACAGACACCATCTAAGAAACCTCGCAAAGGCCGCTATATTTCAATAGCTCGTTTAAAGGTTAATTCTGCAGCAACTGCATTGGCTGATATGACTGGCAGGGGTGGCCGCTTTGATACTAAAGGATTTTCTAGGAAACATGAGGTTCGGTTATTTGGTGGCCCTGTTGTAAAGCGCGAATACCGTTTGAACGGGCAGGGCAGGGCTTTGGCTAGAAATCTGTCTTCCGGTGCAGCAGGTAAACTAAAGAGTGGCGGTTCTCGTTATGTTTGGCCTGCCGCAGAAAAGAAACAAGAACAAACTCGTAAGCAAATGATTCAGCGGTTACAGATTGCTTACGACACTATCAATGCAAGGTTGGCAGGTAAGTAATGGCTGGTTCGATTTATCTACCGATACTTTCGTCGTTTAACCCTGCTGGTGTTAACAATGCTAAGACTGCTCTTGGTGGTTTGGCTGGTGCTTTTGATGGTGTTAAGCGCGCCCTTGGTGTAGCGTCTGCTGGTTTTGTAGCTTTTAAAGCGGTTTCTGAAACTATTGACTTTGGCCGTAGCTCTATTGTGGCTGCGCGTGACTTGGAGCGAAACCTTAACGCTCTTGATTCTGTTTTTGGTGGCTTGGCTCCTCAAATGGAGGCTTTTGCTAAACAGGGTACAAACATTGGTTTGTCACAAATTGAAGCTGCTAAATCTTCTACCTTCCTCGGCTCTGTTCTTAAACAGGCTGGGTTCAACATGGAAGATGTTGCTTCTCAGACTCAAAACCTTGTAGGACTAGCTTCTGACCTTGCTGTAACTTACGGCTACGATGTCTCTGAGGCTTTGTCGGGTATGACCGCGTTGTTCCGTGGTGAGTATGACCCGATTGAGAAGTTCGGTGTTGCTATGAAGCAATCCGAAGTTAACGCGGTACTTGCCGCTAATGGTCAAGATAAGTTGGCTGGTGCTGCCCGTCGTAGTGCTGAACAGCAAGCTCGTTTGGCTTTGCTATACCAGCGTACTCAAGATGCTCAGGGTGCTTTTAAAGAGGGTGCGGGAACTCTTTTCGTTGAACAACAGCGTCTACAAGCTATTTTTAACAACTTGCAAGCTGAAGTGGGTCAGGCTCTTATACCAGCTTTGGTTAAGGTTGCTGAGGCTCTACAGCCGCTTGTAAAGACTCTTGGCCCAGCCATCACCACTTTGTTTACACAGTTTGCTGCAATTATTACTATTCTTGCTGGCGAACTGACAAATGTTCAATCAAACCTAAATAACTTCTTAGGTGTTCTTGGTGGCTTGTTTACGCTGCTGAAACTAATCCTGCCTTTTATTCTTGACAATGCACTGGCTATAGGTGCTTTTGCAGCCGCGTTTGTAACTATTCGTGGTGCGGTGCAACTAGCTGCTGGTGCAATGCTTGCTTACCAGACTGCTACAGCCGCTGCCGCAGTTGCTAATGGCACTTTTGCTGCAACCTTCGCGATGACACCTTGGGGTGCGGTGGCACTCGCTGTTGGTGCTATTGCTGGCGGCATGGTGCTACTGGCACAGGAAACTAAAAAAGCCGGTCTTGAGACTGGTGTTTTAAAAACACAGTTTGATGGTTTCGTTGAGTCTGCTAAAAAAGACCCTTTTAAATCTCTTAGCATTTCTGCACTTGGCTATGGTATTGCTCTTCAGGGAGTAATTGACAAAAAAGCGCAGATTGAAAATAAGCCTGCGCCGGCTAGTCAATTATTGCCATCTAACTATGGGGTTGGTGCTGGTGGGGCCATTATTGGTAAAGCCGATAAGTCTGCTGTTTCAGACTTCCAAAAGACTCTTGATGACCTGCTTAAGAACTTTAGTGGTGCAGTAGCTGAGACCACAGCGGGAGCTAAAAAGACAGCAACAGCGACATCAAAAGCTATTGATGAGTCTAAAAAACTTGCTGACCAACAAACTAAAGCTCTTGACCAATTTAAACTATCTTTACAAGGTCTAATTCCTGCCCTTAAGCCTCTTGCGGTTGCTACTCGCGAAATTGGCGAGTTTGAAAAGTCAAGCATTGATGCGTTCCAAAACATTGCTGATAAAGTTGACGAGGCCTTCCGTGAAGGTGTCATTACTTCCGGTGCTGCACGCGAGTTCAATGCTTACCTTGCTACTGAAAAGCAAGCTTTTATTGCTATCAACCGTCAGCGTGATGAACTTTTAAATAAACGAAACCTTGCACAAACCCTTATTACTGACATTAAGCAAGCCATTATTGGTGTTGGTAGTCTTGCAGGGCTTTTAGAGACTGAAACCCGTCAGGTAACTGTTGCAACAACAAAAATTGTTGACGGTTTCACTATTACAACAAAGCGTACTGTTGATGAGATTGTTGGCGGGCAGGGTGTTTTATCTAAACTGTCTGCGGTTGTTACAAAAACTAAGGCTTTTGCTGCACAATTAACTCAACTGCGCAAACTTGGTTTGAATCAGAATCTGTTTAAGCAGATTGTTGAGGCGGGTCCTGATGTTGGTGGCCAGTTAGCTACAGAGATTCTTGCTGGTGGTGGCGATGCTGTTGGTGCGCTAAACACTACTTTTAAGGAACTTGAGGATGTTGCAGGTCAGGTTGCTGAACAAACAGCACAGGTAATGTATGGTTCTGGGGTTGATGTTTCTAATGGTTTAATCGCAGGTTTACTGGCGCAGGAGCAGGCTCTTGTTGCTGCGGCTGAAACTCTTGCTAACGCTTTTATTAACGCTTTCAATAAAATGATGGCTACTTTACAAATACCATCAATGCAAGGTCCGGTAGGTATAAACGCTAATGGTTTTGCTTACAACAATGCTTTAGCTGGTGTTTCAGGCGATGATTCTCAATTTGGTTCGGGTACACCATGGGCGCAAGCAGTAGCAAACTATCGCGCACAACCAACAGTTGTAAATAACTATGTCACTTACAAGGCGGGGGTTATTGAAAATGGTAAAGCTGCCGGTAAAGCTGTCACCGCGCTAGTTAACCAGTACACTAAGTCTTCGGGGATGTAATGCCGACAGAAAAAGTTGAAATTGGTTTTGACCTTGTACTGCCAACTGGGCCTTATTTTACTCTTGACGACCCCGTAAAAGGGCAGTTAGACAACACTACTTACACTCTTGCTGGTTTCCAGTATTACGATGTAACCGAGTATGTGACTGATATTGGTGTGAACCGTGGTAAAACCGATTACATTGCTAATATTTCTTCTGGTGAACTTGTTGTCAATCTAAATAACCTTAGCCGCGCTTTTGACCCGTTATATGAGGCCAGCCCGTTCTACGGCAACATCTTACCTAAACGCCTCGTGCGCTACTCTGTAGACGGCATACAAGCCTACCAAGGGGTTATTGACGACTGGAACCTCGAATACTCTATTGACGGTGACGCTACAGCATCTTTTGCAGCATCAGACGGTTTCGTTTACCTAAACAACCAAACTTTACCTACAGGCACAGCCACACCGGAACTTTCCGGTGCAAGAGTCACCGACATTTTGGATAACGAATTTGTCCTATGGCCTGCGGATGCTCGCGACATTGACCCGGGAACAGCTTCATTTGGTGCCGATGTCATCCCTGACAACACCAATGTTTTAAGTTATTTGCAACAAGTTGAACTGGCTGAACTTGGGCTACTATTTATCAGTAAAAACGGAACCCTTGTTTACCGCGATAGAAGCCATGTGCCATCCACAACTGGACTAGTGCGTCTCAGCGACGACGGTACAGGCATCGGTTACAGCAACATGATTATCTCTTACGGGTCTGAAGACCTTGTAAACGAAGTTGTGGCCAGCTCTATCATTACCACTAACGAAACCACAGCATCAGACTTGGCTTCGCAAGAAGAATACGGTATTTTCAACGCAACCTACACAGACCTGCTACTAAACACAGACGCACAAATAGAAACCTTTGCCACAACAATTTTGGCCAAAAACTCACAACCCGTCTACCGTTTCAAAGAAGTTGAAGTCAAACTAAACGAACTAGACAGCGCAGACCTAACCGCCATCCTAAACCTAGAACTAGGTGATTTTGTACAAGTTACCTTCACCCCAAGCAATGTCCCACCAGCCATTGTCCGTTATGCCCAAATAATCCGCCTAACCCACAATGTTGATGTGTCAGGCGAACACATTATGACATTCGGTCTAAATACGCTAAACTTTACCTATCTCGTATTGGATGACACAGTATTTGGTAGACTTGACGAAGGCGCACTTTTCTAAGGAATAACTATGGCAGTCAGAAAAACATTCACCGCAACTGAGGTTCTAACCGCAGCGAATACAAACGCATACCTGTACAACCGCCCAGACATTACCGCGTCAACTGCCACCACTTACACTGTGGGAACCGCCGACATTAACAAAACGCTTCAATTCACTGCCGCATCCGCAGTTACCGTAACTATTTCCACAGCTACAGCTTTTGTTGGCGGCGAAGTGGTTAACATTTTGCGTGACGGTGCAGGTACTGTAACTATCACTAAGGGTTCTGGTGTGACCTTGAATGGTCGCGGCACAGCCGCTACAAACTATGCCATTGGCACACAATATGACATGATTTCGGTGCAATGTGTGGGAACTAATGATTACCGTGTTATCGGAAATGCTACTGCCAGCTAATGCTTATTCCTTTTGGTGTTTTTAGTGCTGCTGGGAGTTCGGTTGCTAACTCTTTTGATTTGATTAGCACAACCATTGTTACAGACCCTAGCGTTGGCAATGTTTTATTCAGTAGCATTCCCCAGACCTATAAGCATTTACAAATTAGAATGACAGGTAGAGCAAATGACTCAGTTACTAACTCTGCAAACTTCATAATTCTAAATGGTGATTTTACCTCTTCTAATTATGCTTATCATAAATTACAAGGTAATGGCTCATCTGTATCATCAACAGGAGCAACATCTGATTACCAATTAGGTATTATGCCAGGAAATACCCAAAGTTCAGGAATTTATGGTGCAATGGTTTGGGATATTCTAGATTACAACAACACTAATAAGTTCAAGACTAGCCGAGCAATATCTGGTTATTCTGGAAGTAGCCCTTTGATTATGTTGTCATCTGGATTATGGCGAAATACAAATGCAATTACTTCAATAGATGTCTATACAAGCAATTTGAAACAATATTCTCGCATTAGTCTTTATGGAGTCAAATAATGCCAACACCTACTTATACACCGCTGGCTAATTTGACTCTTGGCTCTGCTGCGGCCTCAGTAACTTTTAGTTCTATATCTCAGTCTTATAGAGATTTAATTCTTATCTTTGATGGTAAATCTACTGCGACAGCCGACCTTGCATTTCAAGTAAATGGAGCAAATACCAACTATAACTATGTGCATATGACTGGAACTGGCTCGGCAGCTTCATCTTCATCTCGAACTAACGGTGATTACATTATTCCTAGTTATGGTGTGATTTCATCAGTTTCTGCTAATCAAACAAACTGCATTATTAACTTAATGGATTACTCGGTAACTGATAAACATAAGACAATGTTGTTAAGAACTTCAGATAGTTCTCAGGCTGTTTCTGCTGAGGCTGCTCGCTGGGCTTCAACAAGTGCAAT